CTAGCAAAGAGAGCCGACATCCAGATCAAGTGAAAGCTGAAGCCACCGTTCCGGCATGACCAGCTTGAACGGCCGCCATGGCCCCGGCAAAAAGGATACATCGCCGATAATGGGTTGCAGGTTCTCCTGCACGATGACCGCGGCCTTCGCCTCATTGAAGCGGAAGTAGCAATACGATAGCGAGATACGAAGCGCGGCTGCGGCGACACGCATACTATTGCCACAGCGTTCAAGCAGATGGAGATATGCCGCAGCCCTGGACTCATGCGGCGTAACGGTCACAGAAACGGATGCGGCCTCCTTGGCCAAAAGTTGAGCCAGTGGGTCAGCGGGCTCGTTTCCGGCATCGACTCGACGGCGCATCGCCGGGTGATCTTCAGCGCTGATCTCCTCGCCGTCGATTGGCTTGTCGAGTCTCACCGCACCGCGGACTATCTTTTCGGTGTATTCGACAAGATGTTGGTACAGATGCCTGAAGAGGCGATCCTGGAACTCAGGATCGTCGAAATCTGGCGCTATGCCGGATTTCTCAGCCATCTCAATCGCGATTAGAAGTGCTTGGCTAGACACGTCTTCCGGGCGGTGTTCGCCCTTCGTGGCTCCAGAGATTTTCCCGAATTTCCGCTGATGACGACTGACAAAACGCTGGTATGCTTCGAAGTTAATGGAACACATCGCTGCAACCCGTTGAGTTTTAACGGTATTGCAGCCTAAAGATTCCGCCGGGCAACATCAACCGATTACATATCCCGTTTCGAAGAACACCAACGGTTGCACCGCCCGTCCAGTGACAATCCAACCCGGCCCGAACGCCGCCGTCGATGCGCTGAACTCCGCCGCGTCTGCCGCCGCGCGCGCGGCGATCGAGGCCATGGCGAAGGCTCAGGATGCCCTCGCCAAGGTTGCCGCCTCAACCCCAGCCGGCCGGCGCCGACGCATCAGCGGCATGACGGCATGACGTGGGGTGACCGGCCGCAGTGTGCGTGCCGGGACTGACGTTTGCTTCCTGGGGACGTCACATTGCTGAAGAGGCCATCATGGTAGACGACCTGAAGAACCGCGGCGCCCAGGACCGCTCCCGCATCAGCCTGTCCGAGGAACACGAGGTCCGATACTGGACCCAGGCGCTGGGCGTGAGCAAGGAAGTTTTGACGAAGGCGGTAGCGAAGGTGGGTAATTCAGCCAATGCGGTGCAGGATTATTTCAAAGGCAAAGGCCTTTAGTTCCACAACTATCCCACCGCGCTCGGCAGCAGCACTTCATAGCGGACCGGCGCGAGCTACATTGCGAGGGCGGTGATGGCCTCTTTTAGGCCTTCTGCCCCGAATGGCTTTTGTAGGATCTGAAGGTGCGCATCGCGGTGGACGTCGGCGAGCACGTCGGCGGCGTCATAGCCCGTGACGTAAAGGACCGGAAGTGTAGGGTATCGATCGCGGACAGCAGCAACGACTTCCCTACCAGTGGCACCTGGCATGGAGAAATCTGTGACCACCAGATCGAATTCACGATCCGATCTGACCGCCGCGATGGCTTCTGGGCCGGTCGCTGCAACCACCGGCAGATATCCCAAGTCAGAGAGCAACTCAGCAATCACGGCAGCTACCAACGGTTCGTCTTCGGCAAGCAGCACGAGCCTGCCAGTTTCTGTGAGTCTGGGCATGCCAATGGCCGTAAGTTTGCGACAACAGGAGTGAGTGTAGGGCCTCACCGTCCAGCCCTCGACCGAAAAAGAGCAACATCGTTACTTGGGAATCGTAAACACGTAACATTACGTATGCAATACTTCGCGAGCCCTGCACCGCGGCCGCCTGGGAGTAGAGTATGTATCTAGCGTCAGACAAATTTGGCTCTGACAAGGTGTAACCGGACAGCTTTGATTCGGGGTACGCCGCTGCTAGGGTTCACAGCGTGGATGTGACCAAATTGCAGCGCGTGTACAACCGCATGCGGACGCACCTTGATGCCGCGACTTCGGTCGTGGCTTTTTTCTGTAAGATCGGTACGCTGAATTGCACTGACGCCACCGCGGCCCGTGGCATATGGCAACTATCGCCTGGACGAGGGCGAGACCATCGATTGCGCGAAGCTCGGCGGCACGCTGAGATAGTGCGCCGGGCCTCGCCCTAGGATTATTTCATGCCGGCGCCCATCGCGCGGACGTAGCCCTGTAGGCCGTTCACTTGGTCGGCGAGTCCCGCAGCATATCGGACCACCTGATCATATCGCCCTGTGCACTCTCCAATAACTGTGAGGATGTCAGGGCCGGCGGCTGCATCAGTTCGGCTTGCGGGCTGGGGATTCGGGGCGGCGCGACGGGTGCGCAGTTCATCGATCTGCCGGCGCAGCCCTGCAACAGCATCAGCATACCGGCCATCAGCAGCAGCTTGTGTAGCCAGGATTTGCCCACGGTATTTCGCATAGTTCGCCTCTACGGTTTGTTGGACGGCCGCTTCTTGCGCACGGTATTGCTCGGATAGCTTCTGCGCGGCCGCCTGGGCCTCAAGAAGCGCCTGGGCGCGGCCGGCCTCGTAGCCGCTGTGATGCAGCCACCAGCCGCCGGCCGCCAGCGATCCGACCAGCGCAGCGCCGCCAGCAGCGGCCCACATCGATCCGGTGCCGCCCACAGCGGCCTTGATTGCGTCCAGGATGCTCATGGGGTGTTCAGCCATTCGGGGACGTCGCCCTTCTTGTGGGAGGGCCGTGCAGGCGCCGGCGGCGCCGAGGCCGGCCCAGGACGGATGTTCGCGCGGGCGGCGTTCACCGCGGCGCCATTGGCCGTCGCTGCCGCCTGGCTCGCGGTGCGCGACGCGCGCGTGGCCGCACTCGCAGCCTGGTCCAGTTTCTCGCTGGCCTGGTCAAGCTGGCCGGCGGCCTGGTCGACCTTGCCGACGAGCGGCGGCAGACGGTTGTTGATGACGGCGATCAGGTCGGTATTGGCCGACTGGAGACGGTCAATTTCCGGCTGCATCAACTGCCGCATCCATAGCGCGCCGAAGCCGGAGCCCACGCCCACCAGGAAGAAAAAGAGCGTCCACAGCTTGATCTGCGCGGCTATGGCCGTCAGGCGGTCTTGCCGGCATTCGCACCACCGGCGGATTTTCTCAGGCATGCGATTCTCCTTTGGGTTGGGGAGGGATCCCCTTCAGCTCGGCGATCTGCGCCTGCGCCTCTTCCAGTTGGTATTCCATCAAACCGACCCGCGCCTTCATCTCCGCCCACTCGCGGAACATCGCGTCGTACTTCTCGCGCAGATCGGAAAGCAGCGCGCGGAGCTGGTCGCGCTCCGACCGGACGTTGGCGAGCGTTTCGCCGCCGGCGGTGACGCTGGCCAACGCGTTGTCCAGCATGCGGCTCAGCATCGGTAGCACCCATTTGCCGATGCCGAAGGCGGCCGCAGCGCCGCCGCCAGTGATCAGCCACATCTTGAAGTCGTCCATTACGCCTCCAGCGTGCCGCCGGCGCGCGTGTAGACCGCCCGCAGGGTATCGAGCTGCTGTTCCCGCTGGCCGTAGCCGGCGCCCGGAAGGCTGGCCCATTCCTTCCGGCATTTCTCGACGGCCGCATCGAAGCGGCCCGCCAGCACGTCGGCGAGCGCTCCGCGGCGAGTGATCAGGTAGATCGCCACGCGGTCCTGGCTGATGGGCGTGAAGTCGCTCACGCCAGCGGCGCGGCTCGCCCAGTCCCAGGTGTCGGTGCGGATCTGGCCGGGCACGGCTGCCATGATCTGGTAGCGGCCGGCGGCGTCGGTCAGGCCGTATTGCGTCTTGACCGCGATGCGGGGATGGTCGGCGTAGCCGTTGAACGTGCCGCCGCCGACCAGCACGTCGTAGCCATCGTCATCCGTGGCCTGCCGTCCGTTGTCCGTCCCCTCCGAATACGCGATCGTGTCCAGGAACGCCAAGACGTTGCGGCCGCCGGCGGCGCTTTCTGAGATCCGTGCCATGCTTTCTCCAAGGCGAAAAAAACCCGCCACAGCGGGCGGGTGTTCATTGAGTGGATGGCGAGCTATTTAATTTGGCTGGCCTCGACAAACATCTGGTCGATCTGCTCGTCGGTCAGGCCCAGCGCGTGAGCCGCAGCAATCAGCGCCTCGCTGTCGCGCCGCACGGAAGGCGCCTCGTTCCATGCGAGCTTACTCATGTCGGTGTCGGGCAGGGCATCGAAATAGGCTTGCACCTGCGAGAGCAGGCCCCGCTCAGCAAGAACACGGCGCGCTTGATAGCGGGTAACCTCCGCCGGCACGACAACCGGCGCGGGCTTTGTGGGGTCGTGGTCAGCCAGAACGGCAGCAATGGCATCGCGCTGCTGTTGCGTAAGGCCCGGATTGCTTACGGTGATACCGTCCAGGCCCGCGGTGTCTCCATAGTTAACGCCCTCCGCAGTCCACGAGATAGGCGCGTCCGCCAATCCGGCCGCGATAAGTTCAGAAGCAAAAGAAGGTCCGATTTTGTCCATGGTGACACCTCGTTTACGGGCGAGCGATGATGGCCTGAGTGATAGTGAAAGTGCCCGTAGTGCCGGAATTCACCGCGACGTAGGTAGCAACTGCGTGCATCCCTTCGCTTGGCTGATCCGATACGCAGAGTGAAACACCTACGGCTTGCCCGTTAACTCCACTGTGATATACCCCAGAAAATTTCGCGGTGCTGTCTTCGTACAAATATATGGAGCACCCATATCCTTGCTGGTTGTTGGAGACGGTTCCGTTAAGTTCAAGAAACACGCTCTCGCCCCCCCATACCCAAACATACGTAGGGCTGATGACTTGAGTTGGTGACGTGTTTATCGTGGCAGCGCCAAACGCACTCCCCGCGGCAGCGGGGTAGTATCTGTTATGCCATGACGCTACGCCCCGGATGTTGCTGTCGAACTGGAATTGCGCGCTGGCATTCCGATAGGCCATTCCCACCAACGTCCGCGAGGGATCGCCGGCCTTAATTTCCACGCCATCCGTGTGGGTGGCGTGAGATATAGAGCCGGTAGGCACTGCCTCCAGGGCGATCTCGCCAGCCCCATCATCTTTCGCAAATACGAAATAGGACCCCGCCCCACCAAGCGCACCTATCGCCAGGGCGACCCCGGCCGCTGGAATCCGATACTGTCTCCCATTGATGATCAGGCCATTGCCGTTATACGGGTATAGACAGCACCACTGAGCACTCACAAACCGGAATTGGCATTGCCCATGCTCGCGCAGCAACACCACGTAGCGCGAACCGTCCCATTCCATCGGGCCCTGCGTCGGCACGAAGATAGGCCCCTGGTTCGTCGTAGGGATGGCATTCAGGGCATAGAGCGGCAATCCGGCGCCGGCGGCCGCCAGCAGCGCGTACTGATACGCCGACAGGAACGCGGTGCCGCCCACAGTACCGCTCTCCTTGCTCGCCCAATCTTTCGCTAGATTCCGAGACTGCAGCGCGAGGGATTCCCAGGAACTCGCAGCGGTCGCCGACTGTGCCGCGCTCCCGGCCGACGCTGCGGCCGCCGTCGCCCGCTGGTCGGCATAGGTCGCGCTCGATGCGGCGGCAGTCGCATCCGCGTCGACAGCAGAGGCCGCCTCGTTGACCTGCTGCTGCAGGACGTTCGCCTCGGTTGCGAACTGAGGCAAGGCCGCCATGAACGCGTCGGCCCGATCGGGAAAGTTCGCCGGGTCGCTGCGGCTGGGCGGCGTCGGCAGTGCGGTAATGCTCATTATGTAAGCCCCTCGATTTCAAGGTTGCAGAAATTCATGAGTGGATATGCGATATCGATGCTGAAATCGCGGTAGAAGCCGAAGATCGTGAGCGGGCCGTAGTCGTCGCTTTCGGCACCGATATACACGCAAGGGGTTGCGCGCAGGCTCGACAGCAGGCGGTACACGGCGGTGAAACGCCCTGTCTCGACCCACAGGCGCTGTGACGAACGACGCGAGTATCGGCGCTCGCGGAACGTCGTGACGCCTGTCTCGGAGGTGTCCTTGCGGCTGAAATCCTGGATGCCAGCGCTGCCGCCATACTCGGCTTCCCCAAGGAAATAGGCCGAGCCCAAAATCATGGAGCCGCAAGCCACGGACGCGCCGGCGGCGATGATGGACACCTGCAGGACGAGACTGCCGTAGGCGGGCAGGTCCGTCAGCACCACTTCCGAGACCTGCGAAAACGGCTCAAAGAAATACTCGTACCAGTTTGTCACCAGAGACCCTTCCAGCGACCGCTCGAACTCGTAAATCACCGGGCCGCCAGCGCCGTCGCGGCCGGTCACTTCCAGACGTCGAGCATCGAGTTCGAGCAGCGCCAGGCTGTTCACCAGGCCGGGCTTCACGATGACCGTAAGGGGGCTGTCCACCACGGTCCGCGTGCTGACCTGATCGTCGAACATCGCCCATCGGTTCGACGGGCCGGTGAGCGACCAATACAGCGGCGAGGTGTTGGGCGGGTTGCCCATGTTCGGCGCCTGCACGGACTGGTAGACGTTTCCCTGGTACAGCACCACCGAGCCGAGCGCATAGTTAACGTTCGGATCATAGGCAGGCGCATCGTTCTCCGGCACGTTCGAGGAAAGTAGCTGCGCCTGGCCGATGGTCACTGGCTTGATAACTTTCATGCTTGCTGTACCTCCACCACAGCCAGGGGCTCGTCGGATTCCGTGCGCACCAGCAGCCCGTCCGCCTCGATCCGATCCAACTGGCGCGCGGTCTTGGCGGTGTTGCTTGCCGCGGCGCGCGCCTCGATACGCAGCCCTGCCAATTCCTCGCGCAAGGCCTGCTGCTCGCGCAGCAGCGAATGCAGCGCCGCGATCATCTCGCCCTGGTCCCGGCTATCGGCGAGGATGGACTGGGTCTGCTGGGCATTGAAGATGCGCGACGGGCCCGTGACCTCCAGTTCGGGACCATTCTCACCAACCAGCCGTAACCCGCCGGCGTGATCGCCGCCGGCCGCGAACGCGGCGACAGGCTTGCCCGTCAACGCATTCACGACCTGGCGCAGCCCGTTGACGGTCGCGTCCTTGGCTGCGTTGATGGCGTTGGCCAGGATCTCGTCGCCGCTGAGCGCCGAACTCTCCAGCGCCGCCAGGGTGGTGTCGATCTGCCCCAACAAGTCAATGCTCTGCTGCTCGTAGCCCTGCGGCGCGACCGCATCCATCCGGCCGGCCACCGCCTCGGCGCGCGCCAACGTCGTGGCGATGAAGGACTGGTATTGCGTGTCCGACGAGAATGCGCTCTGCGCCGCCTCCAGCAGCGGCTGCAGCATGCCATTGAGCTGGTCCGCGACGGCGGTCAGGTCATCGCCATTCGAGCCCATCGCCTTGGCATAGGCCGCAGCGAAATCGCTCTGCAGGACGTTGAACTGGTCCTCCGGGTCCAGTTGGCTGACACGGTAGTCCTTGACGGTCTTGCGCAGTGTGGCGGCCCCTTCCGACAAGGCGGTGGCGAGCGCCTTCTGGGCCTCGTAATACTTCACCGTCTGGTCGCGGAGGTCGCTCAGCGTCGCCACAGACTTGGTGGCGTCCAGGGCGAACTGCTGCAGCGAGTCCGCGTAGGCCAACTGCTGATCGCGCGCATTCTTCGCCGCCTGCGTGGCGGCCGCCTGCGCATTCGCGGCGTTGATGACCGACTGGGTATACGCCGCCTGGGCCTGCCATACGGCGCCGTCGCTGGGGGCGTTGTTGCTTCGGTCCAGCGCCGCCTGCAATGCCGCCTGCGCATCGTTGTATGCCTGCTGCGCCGCCGGCAGTTGGGCCTGAGCAACCGAGCGCGCGGCGTCCAGCTCCTCCCAGTTCTTTTTCTTGTACGGAACCGTCTTGGGCGCGTAGATATCCCAATTCAGCTTCGACAGCCAGGCCGAGGCGTCGTCGGCCTGCTTTTGCGCAGCGGCAACGTCGGCCAAGGCCTTGTCATGCGCGGCCTGCACCGCGTTGTAGGTCTGTTCCGCCGTGTTGCGCTCGCTGACGCGCTGCGCCGACAGCGCATCAGCAGCGTTCAGCGCGGCTGCGGACTGCAGCACTCCGGCATTGGTGGGCAGTGCGGTATTGATGCCGGCGATCGCCGCCCGGATCGCGGCCGGGCTCATCGGCGCCGGATCCAGGATATCCCGCGCCGACTGACGCACCGACATACGCTCGTTGCCGATGGAGTCGAGCAACGATTTCATGCGGTCGGCCAGTTGCTGGAATGCAGCATTGACCGTCGACACGAAGACGTCCGCGTCGACGTTCGCCAGCGCTTCGCCCATCGACTTGAAGTCGATGATCGTCCCGCCCAGGCCCTGGCGCAGCAACTCGATCTGCCCGCCGAGGTCCGAGCTGGCCTGCTGCGCGCCGGTGAGCGTGCCGTCCAGGCTGGACGTGCTGCTCTCGAAATCCAGCAAGCCGGACGTCAGGTCCAGGAACAGCCGGGATATCTGGCCGGTCACGGTTGACGTGCGGTTGAGCGTGTCCGCCAGCACCAGCGCGCTGACGGCGGCCGCATCCATCGCCGGCGCCACGCCACCGTGGCCGGTGTACGCCGCCAGGATGGCAGCGGCCATTTGCTGGCCCTGCTGGGTGGTGGACTGCACCACGGCGGCGAACTCCGGCGCCACCGCCAACAACGCGGCATAGGCGGCCTGGCCCGAGTCCGTCGTCAGGTCCAGCGCCGACACCATGGCGCGGAATTCCTCCATGGTGTCGGGCAGCACGATGTTCAGCCCCTTCAACTGGTCGTTCATGGAGGCCAGGCTCAACTTCGCCCGCTCCGATTCCGAGTAATACTGCTGGTAATACTGCTGCGTCGCCTGCGTCATCGCGTCGATGCTGCCGAAGGCGTCGACCAGCTTGGAGGCCGTGGCGGCGCCGCTGACCGACACGTCGAACAACTTCAGGTCCAGCAGCTTCAACGCCTGATTGGCTGCGGTCAGGTTGCTGCCGAGGCGCGCCAGGGTCGCCGAGGCGGCCTCCCCCTCCTTCGCAAAGTCCGCGATGTTCGGCACCAGCGAGCGAACCATGTTCTCGCCCACCGCGGTAATCGCGTCCTCGATGAGCTTCTGGTTTTCGTCGTTGTCCTTGCCCAGCTTGACGCGGATTTCCTCGCTGTACGTGTCCAGCGACTTGGCCGACACGCCCACGACCTGGGCCAGCGCCGCCGCGTTCGCCTTCATCTGGTCGAAGGCGGCATTGGTCTGGTCGATGAACGAATCATCGAGCGTGCCGATTTGCGTCCCGCTCTTGTTGCTGCGGAACAGCCCGCCCTTCTGCTTCCAGGGCGTGCTGGTATATCCGTTGAAGCCGAGCGTACCGAAATCGCCCACCAGGGTGGTGTCGCCGTACTTCACCGGCCCCATGCCGAACAGTCGAGCGATGGTCGAGGAGCCCGACAGCATGGAGGCCAGTTCGCCGCTCAGCCCCATGCCCTTCAGTACCTTGTCCGTCCACAGAGACGGCCCTGTGATCGGGTTGTACATGGCGATCGGCGCCATGGTGCCATTGTCGGCATCCCACCCCTGCTTATACAGGGACTTGCTCAGCATCGCGCCGGCGGCGATCCAGCCAACAACCGGGATGGCGCTGGAAGCCATCGACCCTAATCCTGCCGCCGTACTGCCGGCGGTGGTCGGGCCAGCAAGGCCGGCCGCCAGGGTCGCCCCCTGGCCGGTCATGCCCAGCGCGAACTGCTGCGCCGCGGTGGAGCCGATGGCGCTGCCGATCGAGGAAATGCCGGAAGCCAGAGAGGCCGTAATGCCGCCGGTCAGCGCGCTGTACGCGGTGCGGGCCAAGCTGAAGATGTTGGCCGTATTCATGCCCAGGCCCGCCAGCCCCGAAGCGCCCGACGAGCCGGTGCCCGACAGCGAGGACACGGCACTCGCACCAGACGCCAGCAAGTTGGTGCCGGTCAACCCGGCCATGTTCCCCACCAGATTCACGACGATGGGCTGCAGGAACATCTTGTAGATGGCGTCGGCCACCGTCGTCTTGAACGTGGTCACCAGCGAAGTGGTGAACGACTTCCAACCCGCCTTCCCGTTGTTCAGCATCGCGGCGAAGCCCTGGCGAAACACGTCGCCATACTGGTCGACGGTCTTCTGCCAGTCGCGGACATAATCCTCGTTCGCTTTCTTCTGCGCGTCTTTCACATCCTTGGCGCGCACGGCGCTGGCCAGGCGCTGCCGGGCGTCGATCTCCTGGTTGATGAGGTCGATTTCTTCCTGAGCCCCGTCGAAGCCTTGAAGCGCCGCCTTGCGGTCCTCCAGGCGAGCGATGGTCAACTGCTCCAGCGCGGCCTTGCTCATCCCGTAGGTGGCGACTTGATCCTCCGTCGCCTGGGCCTCCTGCGTGATCTTCGCAATGCCGTCGCGCATGTCGGCGAAGTACTTGTCGCGCGACTCCAGAAAGGCCTTGGTCTCGGTGTTGGCGCGGACCAGCGCGCCGGCCTCAGCGGCAAGCGCCTGCGTGCGCTCCAGGCTCGCGCGCACCTGCCCCTTGACGTTGCCCTTCAGCAGTTCGCCGATCTCGGCCGACCGGCGCTCGAATTCATTCAGCTTGCTGGTTTGCAGGCCTCGTTCGGCCAGTTCGGACGACAGGGCCTTTTCCTCGGCAATGCGCGCAGTCAGGCGCGCCGCCTCCGTCTCTCCGCCGACAGAGCCGGTGCCCTTGCTGTCAAACTGCTTGTTGATCGCATCCAGGGCGGTGCGGTGCGCCTCGTAGACCTGGCGATATTCTTCGGTGCCCTCTTTCAGCCCCGCAATGGCCTTCTCGAAGGCCTGCTGCTCTTGCTGGACGGCCTTCACACGCTGCTGCGACGGCGAATTCCGGCTGGCGTCGTTCAGGTAATCAGCGCGGAACGATGCGCGGTCCACGTCCTGCCGCCGAGCGCTGCCGGCCGCGGCCTGGGCGGCCTCGGCGAAGTATTCCTTCTCCAAGCGGTCCTGCTCGGCTTGCGCGGCCGCCAACTGCGCGGCCAGTTGGCCGGTGGGTCGGCTGCGCGCAGTTTGCGCCAGGAGCTTGTCGCCCAGGTTCTGCACGACCGCCGCCTGCTTGGAAATGCGGTCTTCCAGCGTGCCGGGCCGGCCAATATCAAGCATCGCGTCCCAGGCGCTTTTCGCCACGGATTTGACGCTCTCCCACGCGCGCTCCAGCGTCCCGAGATTAGCCTGCAGCTTCGGCGCGCGGTCGTTCAACGCGTCGGCGTATGCCTTTTGCGCCACGGCGGCAGCCTGCGCCACCTGGCCCTGGCGCTCCAGGGAGCGGATCTGCTCGTAGGTGCTGGCCGTGAGGAAGTTCATTCCCTCGTTCAGCTTCATCACCGCGTCGAGCGGCGCCTTGCCGATCTCGATGAAGGCCTTCACCGTATCTTCAGCCGCCGTGCCGGTCGCGTTTTCCCAGCGGATGGCCGCGGCCGCGAACGCCTCCATGTTGGATGCGCCGACCTTGGTGGTACGAGCGAACTGGTCCAGGACCTCCGCGGCCCGGCCCTGCGTACCGATGACGTCGCTCACACGGCGCGCCATCTGTTGCAACTGGTCGGCCGTCTGGCCGGCCATGGCGCCGGTCTGGAGGACGGTGGCCCGAAAGCGCTGCGCCTCGGCGGCGCCCTGCGAATAAGCGGCCGCCAGCGCAACCCCGGCAGCGGCGGCCAGGGTGAAGGGATTGACCAGACCGGCGACATACCCGGCCATGGCGCGCGCGGCCGGCGCGATGCCGCCGAACATGTCCTTCAACTGCCCGCCCTGCTGCAGCAGCACCGTCATGGGGCGCTGGCCGCCCTGCAGCGACACGGCGATATCGGTGAACTGCGCCGGCAGGCTGCGCGTGGCGGCCGTCAGCGCCTTGGCCGACATGCCCGCGTCGCCCTGGGCAACGGAAACCGCCTTCAACTGGTCGAGGTAGGGCTTGAGCTGGTTGGGGTCGACGCCGCGCTGCTGAGCGATCGCCTGGTAATACTCCGCCGTTCCCTTTGCGCCGGCCTGGGTGACAGCGATTTGCCGCTCGATCTGGTTGATGAGGCTCTGGGTCGAGCGCTCCATCTTGCGGGTGGCTTGGTCGCCATCATTGGCGGCCTTCGTGAGACTTTGCGAGGCGCCGCGGCCAAGATCCTCGATCGACTTCTTGGCCTTGCCCGTCTGCTGCGTCACCTCGGCCATCGTGGCATTCAAGCCCGAGGCGTCGCCAGTGACCGCGACGACGCCTTCCGCGATGAGTTCAGACATAGCCGATTCCAATAAAAAATGCCCGCCGAAGCGGGCTACTTCTTCGCCATTTCTTCCAGGGCGGCACTTTCCATGACCAGGATTTCATCCTCCAGGTCTTCATAGCGCTCAGGCGACAGGTCCATGCGGTCCATCTTGTGAAAGAGCGCGACGTAATCCAAGCCGGTGGCGCCGGAAAACCCGACGCGCCATTGCGTGCGCATTGCCACGAACAGGGAGAATGCTTCCTCATGGCCCGGCCAGATTTCAACCGGAGGCCCGGCGACGTCCTCTAACGTCAGGCCGAAGGCTGCCAGCTCCCTCGGATCGGGACCCTTCGCATAGAGCGCTGCGCCCAGCGTGGTCAGTTTCCCACGCGCGCCTTGATCAGCTCGTCCACGTAGGCCGTGAAGATCGCGCGCGCGGCACCGACGAAGTTCTCGACCAGCTTTTCGACGTTCTCCCGGTCGAACGACTCTTGCAGCTCCCAGCCGCAGGCCATGTCCATCACCAGCGCCGCGTCGTCTTCCTGGTCCTTCGCCTGCTCCATGAATTCCTTGAACTCGGACTTGCTGCGGTGCCTGAACGTGAACTCGACTTCCGCGAAGTCCGCGCCCGGGATGGGCAGCTTGACCTTGTGCTTGAAAGTGGGTTGCGGATTGAGGGTGAATTTGATCTTGGCGGCCATGTGGCGGTCCTTTCAGAATGAAGTGGGGGAAAAAGTGGGGAGCTGGCTGTGCTGGTGCGCGCGGCACAGCCAGCGAGGCGGCCGTATTAGGCCGAAGGCGCCGCGTAGCGGACCGGGCGGGACAGCAGGGAGAACGTCGCTTGCACGGCCATCACCTGGCCCTTCGTCATGGTCGGCGTTTCGTTGAACGACACGTAGCCGTTATAGAAAATCACCGAACCATTGGGGAACGTGATGCGCAGCGCGCGGACGTCGCGCTTCTCGGCCGCCGCCTGCACCGCCTTGTAGCCGGCCAGCGTCGGATCGTCGGCGATGGTCAGCGTGAACGACTGCGCGCTGGCCTGCGTCGGGATTTGCGACTCGAAGTCGTTTTCGAGGAAGCTGAAGGTGGCGAACTGCATATCGCCGCCGGAGGTCGACGTGTCCGTGACCTGGGTGATCTGCGTCCACGCGGTGACTTCCCGCACGGAACCGACGCCGGTGCCGGCCGGATACAGCACCTGCGATTGGGTATCGGTGCCTTCGAGCGAGAAGGCGCTCGCGGCGGCGTCGGACACACGCATGATACGGTCGTTCAACTTCTGCCAACCGGACTTCACTTCCACGATTGCGCCGTTGGACAGGCCATGGGCGGCGCTGGTGGCGACGGCGGGCGCGGCATTCGACAGCGCGGTGACGTTCTTGACCGACCCGTAGGCGGTCGCCAGCGCCAGGATGACGCCATTGGGGAGGGATACAGACATGGGGATTGCTCCAATCAAGGGACGAAAAAAACCCGCCGAAGCGGGTTGAAGGGATGCGCCCCCTCGATCGAGGGTCGCGGGGCCTGATTGCGCAGGCGATCAGATGGGTTCTAGGACGTCGCTTTCGACTTCCAGGGCGACGGTGCTGAGCGCCAAGTCAGTGGCTCCGCCCAGCCCCAGGGCGCGGCTGGATACGCGAGCGGTGAAGTAGTGCGCGCCAAGGCCTGGCACGACAATGCGGAAGCTGTAGGGGGCGTCCTGGTCGACGGCGGCGCGCAGCAGGGCCTGGCCGGTGTCGTTCAGCCGGTACAAGTCCAATTGCAAAGATAAGAGCGCCCAGCCGACACGGCGCTGCCGTGGGCGGCCGCCCGCCAGCGGCGAGAAGGTCACGGTCTGAAACTGCCTGGTGAGGCTCCCCGACGTGCGAACGCCCCGAACCTGCGTGAACGACAGCGCCTCGAACGCCGCCGGCGTCATCGCCGCAGGCTGAGCGGCTGCAACGTAAACCGTCGAGCCTGAGAGCGCGGATGGATTGCTCATGATGGCGAATACCAAATGCTGAAGTCCTGCTGCGAGCCGAGGAACTTCGTCACGTCATCGCTGCGGCTGACGGCGGGCCCAGCCGGCTGCGCCAGGGTCGGCGCGCCGCACAGCGTCTCTTTGATCTGCCGCATGAGCGTCGAGGCCTCGGTGCGCTTGCGCGCCCATACCACGACCTGCACGCGGGCATTTTCTTTATCGGGCAGCGTGCCATCGAGAAACACCGGATCCACACCGCCGACCTTCTGGTAAATGACAAAGGGGAGTTTCGTGTCGCCGGCCGCCGAGTCCGGGAAAACGCGGCCGCCCACCAGCGGGCCGACGATATCAACCATCAGGTTTTCGAGCATTCTGGATATCCTGGATCTTCTCGGCCAGCCGCCGGCGCCCCGCCTCCACCGCGGCGGAAAGTTTCGCGTCCACCGACACGCGCAGATATGGCTTCGCGGGCACGAATACGGGGACCTTAAGCGGCTGGCTTTTCACAGTCACCCAGGCGCCGGAGGGAAGCTGAATCACAGCGTGGCGGCGCCAGTGTCCATGCTCCACCAGCCACCAATGCGGGGCCTTCCTCTTGTTCACGCCAATGAGATAGGTCTTGCGGTCCGACCCGGAGTCCTTCTCGTCAAACCAGCGATATATCGCCTGTTGCAACGTGCCCATCTCCACGGGAACCCGGGAACGCATCTCGTCGTACAGCACCATCGCCATCGCATGAGCCGCGGGCCGCAAGGCTTCGTTCTTGATCCTGTCGAAGAACTTGCCCACCTGCTCGGCAATGTCTCCCTCGAACGAGAATGAAACGCTGTTGGGGGCGTACTTACGGCCCTGCTTCATCGCTCTCCACCTCCCGCGGTGACAACAGGCGACAGACGAGGTCCACGTATTCACGCCGATCCTCATCGGGTAGAACCGCCTCCACCACATAGTGGTCGTCGCCGTGGACCAGCCGCATACCCATGGACACGTCACGGCGATAGCGAAGGCGAACACTCGCCCGCACGATGGGCCTGTCAGCTCCGGCGATCAGCGCCTTCAGGCCGGACGTGTGCCTGATCGATGCCCACGCGGAGGCGAACTCAACCCATTCGAGATCCGCCTCGTTGGCGGGGTTCTCGCGCTGCTGGGGGTGCTGAAGCCTGACCCGACGATTAAGGCTTCCTGCGGCTATCCCCACGCTACACCCCCATCCCGCCTCATCTGGGCTGCAGCCGCGAACGGGCTCCCCGCGACGGCGCAAGCGCGATGGCCGCTCTGGATCGCAGTCCGGCGTTTCAGTTCACCACCTTTCACGGCATTTGCTCCACGCGGTACGGGCGAAGCAGGTCCGGCACGCCAAGCGGCAGTTCCGTGACCGTCACGCCCGTGATTACAGCCTCCCGATTCGCATACAGGTGACCAAGCGTGAGGCGCACCGCCGCCAGAAGACTGCCGTTCGCCACAATGCCGTCTATGGTGCGCTGCGCGTCCAAGCGGAAATCGGCCAACTTCTTTTCGGCCACCTGCCGCGCCATTGCGGCGGCGGCTGGACTGTTCATTGCGTTTGCTGCCGCTACTGCCTGGTCGTATGCGTCCTGAGCTGCGGCGGCATTGTCCGCCAGGCGTGCCATGGCCACATTCAGATCGGAAAGAGTCCCGTACACGTTGCGGTTCAGGTGCGCCGCGACTGCATCTTCGGCCGAGCTGAGCAGATCGAGAAGTTCCGCATCCTCATCGCTATCACTGACGCGGCACTGCGCGCGGCATTGCTCCACGGTCAGCAGCGACATGATCAACCCCTACCTTTAGCCGACGTTTTTTCGTCGGCTTTGTCGCCGGCATCGTCAATCGCCCCAAAGGCCTTCGCCGCAGACTCCAGCTCGGGCGGGCAGTCATCGCCCGCTTTGAACTGCGTGGGGTAGATTTCGCCCTTCTTAACCCCACGGAATGCTTTCGTGAATTTCGCCATTTCATATCCAGAAAAAAAGGAGGGTGACCACCGGCTACCCTCCAAACGAGCCCAAGAAACCCCTTGGTTTTAGGCGCTCATCACCATCGCGCGCATCGGTTCCGGGTTCTGCACGCCGCCGCCCACGCGTTTGGTCGTGTAGAACGACACATACGGCTTGTTGGTGTACGGGTCGCGCAGCACACGCACACCCACCCGATCCAGGATCAGATAGGTGCGGCGGAAATCGCCGAACAACAGCGGGATGGCATTGGCGGCCACATCCGGCATATCGGGCACTTCCGTCACCGGGAAGCCGGCCACAGTGGCGGGCTGACCGGCCACGAAGGATGGCTGCCACAGGTAGTTACCCTGGCCGTCCTTCAGCTTGCGGACCGCGCCCTGAGTCTTGCGATTCATGGCGAAACGAGCATTGGCGGTGAACGCGGAAGGCAGGTCGTAGATGATGTCCACGATAGCGTCGGACGTGATCCCGTTCGGCGCGCCCGAGCTGACAGTCGTAATGGCGCCGAACGGGTGCTTGGCCGCGTTGGCACCACCGGTGACATAGGTCAGAATGCCAAACGGCTTATTGGCGCCGTCACCGGCGATGTACGCCATGCCCTCCTGCTTGGAAAACTCGGTCTGCACTTCGCCGGCCAGCCACGCCTCCAGATTGATCGCGGCGTCATCGAGAATCTGTTGCGTCGCCGCGGGGTTCGCATAGATTTCCCCCCAGCCGAAGCCCAGCGACGCGAACGTGCCGGTGCCGGTATTGGGGCGGGGGGCCGTTTCACCAACCCAGCCGGAAGCGGTGCCGCCCATGTTGAAGAGCTTGCTGAAGCCCGCACCCGTGACCGGCTGCACCTGGGCCAACTGGCGCATCGGCGATACCTCGACCAGCTTGTCGGTGATCGTGCGATCCCACTCGACGGGCGCGAGATAGCCGCCCTGGTCATCGGCGCCCTTGTTCAGCGCCGACTGGACATCGCCCTTCTTGAAGTGCGCCTGGAATGCCTCGCTGTATTCGGCGTCCTTCAGGCGCCGGCCGGCGGTGCCCGCGCCCATTTCGGACGCCGCGATCTTGGTGTTGGCTTCATCGACAGCCTTTTGCAGGCGGTCGATATCGGCGTTGATATTCTCGACCTTCAGCGCCTGGAGGGCATCGTGGGTACCCTTCTTGACTTCTTCGAGCTGCTTCCCATGCTCTTCCTTGAAGTCGGCAAAGGCCTTGTTCAACTGCTCGATGAGCGCCTTGACGTCGCCGGGCCCTTCGGCACGGACATACACGATGCCGCGCGGAACGAAGCCGGTGGTGGGCATAAAAAAGGCCGCGAGAGCGGCCAAGATGGGTTTGGATTGCATGGATTTAACCTCGCAGAGTATTGAGAGTGTTTCGCAGCAGGGCTGCAACGTCTTCGCCAGCGCTCGGCGTGGCAGAACCGGCAGCGCCAAGCGTGCCGGGGTCGGCAGCGCTCGGCTTGCCGGAAAACAGGGCTTTGAACGCGTCACGCCGGGACGAGCGACTATGACCAGCTCGTGCCATGGATGCCTCGATCGACGCCATTGCGCGGCGGTATTCGCTGCTGGCATGCGCGGCATGCGTCGCCGCGCCGGCTTCCAGCAATCCCGTCGCAAATCCATCCTCGACAGCTTGTTCCGCACCGATCCAGGTTTCTTTGTCCATCAGCGCGGACGCTTGGGCTTTGGTGATCCCGGATCGGCTGGCATAGACGCCGGCCATGGCATCGTCAAAGGGCGCCAAGCTCGCAGCAGCGGCGGCTAGATCATGGCGATTTCCAATCGCAACGGCCCAGGCGTTATGGATCATCAGGAATGACCCGTCTCCCATCAGAATCTCGTCGCCCGCCATTGCGATGACGGAGGCGGCGGAAGCTGCCAGGCCCATTACCTTGACCGTTACCTTCGCCTTGTGTTCGCGCAGTGCGTTGTAGATCGCCACCCCCTCGAAGAAATTCCCACCGGGAGAGTTGACATTGACCGTCACGTCACGCGTGCCGATGGAGCGTAGAGCTGCGCTGATGCGCTTAACCGTGACGCCGGAGCCGTCCCAGGCCTCGCCGATGGAGTCGTAGATTGAAATGGTCGCGTCGTCATCGGCCGCCGCGGCGCGCACTTGCGGTTGCCACCGCTCCAACGCATCCGGCCGGAGGTCGAAGTCAGCGGCGCCCAGCCGGAAGTCAGCCCGGATTTCGGGAAGTTGCAGCAGGCTCATTGGTGGGTCCTTTCTGTGTCATGGGGTTGCGCAACTTATCGGCATCCGGGTCACTGGACCGCGGGTAGTCCTGCAATTCGCGCACTTCGTTTTGCGTGTTCCAGGGCGCTTGGCCGCCAGCGCCAAGAGCCTTCGCGAAGAAATCGGCCTGGTCTTTTAAGGTTCCTCGCAGCAGCGCCCGCTCGTTGAACTTGGCCGTTAGATAGTCCATCTCGTCTTCTTCCAGCAGCACCCTCATGACGGCCTGCTCCCACGCGGTGAACCAGTATTGCAAACCGTATTGCACGAAGAAGATTCCAAGCTGCTCGATGCCGGAACCCCAACTGGTGTCGTCCATCATCAAAAGCGGACGAGGCACACCAAAGGCTCGGGCTACCTCTTCAATTTGGGCGTTTCGGTTCTCGATGTGTTGCGCGTCCTGAGCGGTGCTCGCAAACCTATTTGCCGTGGCCCCCTCTTCCAGCAACATCCATCGCTGAACATTCTCCGCGCCGGCGAAATCCTCATCCAACGAACTCCGCATGCGGCCGTATGCTTGGTCGGAAAGCGCCTTGGGCACTTCCACGGCCCCGCCTGCCATGTTCCCGGTCTGGAACACGCGCTGTGCGGCGCGTTCGGCATCCTGAGCCAGCCGTATCGCATCGCGCGCCAGGCGCATACGCGCCATTCCCTCTACGCCATCCAACGAAAGATCGCGCAGGTGGAAGATGTCGCGCGTGCCCAACACCAGCATTCCGCCATCCGGCCGCGTATATTCGTATTCCACCTTCCAGCCGGACACAAGGCGCGGTACCACCGTCCCACGTTCCAGCGGGATCATGGCGATGGGGCGGCCTGCGGACCAGACGACGCGCGCATATGCGTTGCCGTCCATCAGGGCGTGCAACTGCATCTGCGACTTCCATTCAAAGGGCGTCTGCCAGCTATTCGGCTTCAGCTTCAGGAGACGGTAGCCAGGATGCCCCTTCGCCAGCGCCTTGCTATCGTCGTTGTGCAATAAGTTCAGCGGCAGCATGCCGATGGATGTCGAAATGAGCGACACACAGCGCAACGCGGCCATGTTGCGCAACGAATTCATGCGCGCGCCGTAATCACCACTCCGGATGTATTCCAGAAGCGTCGGGTCGTCCAAGCCTTTGAACGCTTGTCCTGCGCTCTGCTGGGCCATCACCGACGGGCGAGTCTCCGCGCTCGGCGCAGTCGTCCGCCGAAATAGATCAAAAAATCCCATTGGTGCCCTTAAATGAAGCGGATTCCCCGCGTCTCGTATACAGAGCTGCCGCTTGCTTCCGGATTCAGTGCCATCAGGCTGGCCGCATTCAACAGTGCCATCAGCGGATCGATCTTCGCCGTACCGCTGGCCTGCTTGGTGATGAGGATGGAATTCGCTCGCGGCTCGATCCTGGCGTTGCTGACGCACCAGGCCATCAGGGGCTGACCGCCGTGCAGCAGCGTGCCGTCCGCAAGCTTTCGTTCCATCATTTTTATGGTGCCGCCCAACTTCCAGCCCTGCGAGACACCGACGATTAGCCCAGCGGGCACGCCCGCGTCGGCGAGATCCTCATCAAAGTTGATTCCGCTGGGGTCTACACCGACTGCGTTTGCATCGGGGAACAGGCCGGCATCGTGGATCCTACTCACGATCTTGGCCAGCTCTTGCACGTCCTGGCCAATTCGCTCCACGATCACCAGATCTCCGGCGGTCTGAAGATCGCGCAGTTTCGGTGCTATTTCCTTTCGCCGCTCCAGGACGGTGGGGTGCGCCCAGCCGCGGCCCCAGGCCAACCAGTTGCCCGTACCGCGTTCCCGCCCGACGGCCGCGGCGCCGAGCAAGTCGTCCAGCCCACCGCCGTCAATCCCGAAGGTAACAACCTCCGAACGCGCCAGCAGCTCGTCGAACGTCACCCATTCGCGCACCTGGGCCTGCCAGTGGTCGGCGCCCGCCCAGCGGTCAGATCGCAACGCGAGGCCAATCTCGACATTGAGATGCTTTGCGAGGAACTGCTGAAAGGCACCATCTGTCCGGGCGCGCAGCAACTTCAGTTGGTCCTCAAGCCACTCGGCGCTCACCGATCGGCCGATGTTTGGATTGGTGATGTAGAAGTTCGCCGGGCTCAGGTACGCCTTGGACGCCAACATGTCGTCAGGGAACTCGTATAGGATTCCCAACGTCTTCGGGTCGAGCACTTCGCCGTTTCGCACCGAACGCCAGTAGGACAGCTTCTCCTTGAAAACGCCGGCGGGGGAATCGTCGCTTTGCGTGGTGAGATAGATAACCCATCCCTCGTCGCGGGAGATCTGGCCACCCAGCGCCTCGAGGAACATCGCCACCGCGTTTGAGCGCTTGCCAAACAGCCATAGCTCGTCGACGAGTATTCGGCCGGCTTTCTTACCCGAAACCGTATCGGTGTCCGCCGCTACGACCTTCAAGGTGTTACGCGTCACCCGATGCGTGATGGTCCGAATATGGTCCTGGATTTGGAACATGTCGGCCAGCTCCTCGTCCGCGCGGATCATCGCCGCAGCAGGCTTGAAACTGTTATCTGCGACTTCCTTGGTCGGCGCGAGGATCAGATGTTCCTCTTCGTTTCTCCAACAGATGATCACGGCGGTCAACATAATGCCGGCGGCGATCGTCGATTTCGTGTTTTTCTTGCTTATCAGCAGTCCATATTCACGAATGAGCTGCTTGCCGGTTGCTGCGTCATAGGCGCCGAAGATGGCCCGGACAAAATCGAAAACCCACTCCTCGGAGCACTCGCCGAACGTTGGGGCGCGCCAGGCCTGTATGTCTTCGTCGTAGATCTTCGGCAAGTCGACGACCTTCAACTGCTTGAAAATCGCCAGCGCGTGCTCAGCCTGCTCCGGGAAGATAGGCGGCGGGATAATCGATTCGCGCGCGCGCAGTCGGTCCGCCCAGTCAGGGCAAGCAGTACTCCAAGTCGGGAGCATTTACTGCACCGTGCGAGGCGGCGGCGCCGTAGGAGCGAACCGCCCGCCTGTGGTGGCGGTAGCCGCGGCGGCGTTCTTGGCGCCCTTCTTGCCCTGCTCGCCGATTCGGCCATGGACAAACGGCAGCGCCGCCTTCGCGGCATCAACTCGCAATTTCCCGTCGGCCGTGTCGTCCTTCCACACGCTCTTCAGGAATTCGAGCGGGTCGTCCGAGGCCTTGGCCAGCAGCAATATGGTCGGCCCTTTGGGCGGACGGCCGGCGCCTGGCCGCTTGCCGCCGGAATTGGCGCGCGGGCCGCCGCTCTTACCCTTGACACCTGCCATTTGCTGATTGCCTTTCCATTTGCTGATTAATCGATACGGGGATATTTTCTGCGCGTGAGGGAACTGGCGGTTTCCAGCCCGAGGGGCCGCCCGGGTTTCGACCCCCCCCACCCCCTAGGCCCCGGAGGGCTCCCCCGAAACCGCCCCCGCAGGCCCCTCCTGAGGTCGCTCAGGACGCTTTCTAAGGCGCGACCAGCGCGCGCCATCACCAGAATCTCAAACGCCTCCTACGCCCTTCTATCGCGTCGACGCGGATCGCCTTTCGGATCCACCTACTTGCCTTGTCCAGGTCGGGGGGCAAGCCGGTCAGTCTGCTGGTCAGCGCCACGCCGAGCAGGTACCAGCGCAACCACCATGCGATACGCACGCGCAGCGTGACCTGGTAACCGAGGGAGGCCATCACACCCACCCTGGCGCCTCGGGCATCGCCTGGGGCATGTGGTCATCGATGATCTCGACGCGGACGTCGTGCCGGATGCCGGTGCTGGTATCTCGGCTGGAGTGGTAAGCGTGCCAGGTCACGCTGGCCGCATCGAGGTTGACGCCGACCTTGTGGGCAACCACCTCGGCGATGAGGCGGTGAACTTCGGCTTCGTCCACGGTGACGGAGTGGATATCGCGGTGCTGTTTGTTGGTATGGACGTTCATCGCTTCTGCCTGTGTCCAAGGTCGTCGGCCGTCTTCGCCGCGTGACAGCCATCGGCGCCGGCGCATAGGATCTGGCAGTTGTCGTCCGTGTCGGCGCCGCCCTGGTGCAGCGGCACCTTGTGGTCCAGCTCGAAGCCCTGGGGGAACTCGGTGAGCTTGCCGCAGTTGGCGCAATAGGGACACGCGGACCACAGGCGCAGGCGCCGGGCCTGCAGCTTCCGGCCGGTCATGCGCTGCTCGGACGGCGACGGGGCGATGGCGCGCCGCGGCTGCGCCACAACGGCGCGCGGCTTCAGCATCGCGTATTTGGCCATGAGGGGAGATTCCTTGGATGGATAAGGAGGCGCGCTCCTGCCGCCGTTTCCCGACAGTGACACGAGTGGAGTCACATGGCGCGCCTGGATGGAATCGAACCACCATCGCGAGGTTCGTAGCCTCGAATCCTGTCCATTGAACGACAGGCGCACTTAGCCCCCGCTCCCACTGGTCTGCCGCCTCGAGCCTTCCTGTCACCCTGGGGAGGAGAGGCCCATTTGACGTGGGGCGAAGCGGCAGACCGGTGAAAGCGAAGAGCCCCGGCTGCATATTCCCACCCGGGGCACTGTGACACGTTTATTGAGAGCCAAAAGCAATTCTTGGCGCCGTGAAGATGTTAGCAAACGTAAACCATTTCTCAGCGAGGGAATGAGATTGATCTCCCCCGAGCCTCTGCCGCTGCGACATTCAGAAATGGCGCCACAACTCTAAAGATGAGCGGCCCAGACTCACTTAATTACAGGAATAACGCCGGAGAAAAGGTTGCCAAGGCTCATCTCCTGATTTATAGATGAGCAGCAATTTTCTTCACCAATCCAACTTAGGAGTTCACGAATGGCCTTGGCCAAGAAGTTCATCGCGGAGTTTATCGGTACGTTCTGGCTCGTGCTAGGCGGATGCGGCAGTGCGGTGTTAGCAGCCCATGTGGCCGGGAGTGATGGGTATCCATTCGGAATCGGATATGCGGGAGTAGCCCTAGCCTTTGGCTTGACGGTCCTGACGGGCGCCTATGCTTTCGGCAGCGTCTCGGGTGCGCATTTCAATCCAGCCGTCAGTTTCGGACTATGGGCCGGCGGGCGCTTTGCCGGGAAAGACCTGATTCCCTACGTGATTGCCCAGGTATTGGGAGGCCTTCTCGCTGGATGGGTGCTATACCTGATCGCTACCGGCAAGTCGGGTTTTGCAATTGATCCTTCGGCTCCCGGCGCCTTCGCCTCCAATGGATATGGCAGCCGGTCGCCCGGTGGCTTTTCGCTTGGCGCTGCATTCCTGACGGAAGCTGTACTTACCGGCATGTTCCTGGTCGTAATCATGGGCGCAACGCACAAGACCGCCGTGGCTGGATTCGCGCCGATCGCAATAGGACTGGCGCTGACGCTGATTCACTTGATAAGCATTCCCGTAACCAATACTTCGGTAAATCCGGCTCGTTCGACGGCTGTCGCCCTGTTCGCCGGGTCCGGAGCCTTGGATCAACTGTGGCTGTTCTGGGTGGCCCCGATCATCGGGGGTGTCATCGGTGGTGTGATTTACCGCGCCCTCAATAGCAACGACTAGACCTGCGCTGTCACCCGGGTGTAATAGCGTCATCCGGGTGACAGGCGGTTTTCCAAGCCTGGTTCGGCCCCCGTCAAGAAATGCAGAAGCCCCGGCCAATGGCTCGGGGCTCTGGACAGACTTCTGACGAAGTCCAATGACGCGTATTTTGACGTGCTTTTTATTCAGCGTCAAAAAAATCTTTGGTCGGCGTTATTCGATAAATCCCCCGCCTCGGAGTATGCCCTCGGCGCGCTCGAAGGCGATCTGTTCGACTCCCTGGATGGGCGCTGTATCGGACTTCGTCTTACGGGCACCCCTAAGCCAGGGCACCACCAGCGAGTTGGCACGACTTACGCTTGATAGGCTGACGCCGTGGTTACCGGCCAACTGCTCAAGGCCCGGCGTGTTGCCCTCGTAATATCGCTGGATGAGCGCCGCCAGCAGCGGACCACGGATGCTCGGCATATCGACCGTGGGCGAGGCGGCGCCCGCCAGTTCCCGCAAAGCCGCTTGCCAGTCCTCGCGCGGAACCTGCTGGTTGCAACACGGGCAACGGCGCTGGCGAGGCGCATACCGTGCGCGCAACGCGGCCAACTGCAGCTTCGTCAGCCCCTTGGTCAGCATATCGAGCGCGGTCGCCTTCTCGGCGCCGCCATCGGATCCGCCGAACTCCGGAACGTCGGCCAGTCGCTTGTCCGCCAGCCGTGCCGAAGCAGGCCGGGCACCGCCATGGCGCTCGTCGTTGAAGGCGTGGACAATCGCCGCCGTCGGCGTCTTGAAGGGGAATTGCGTATCCGTCATGCCATGCTCCCGCTATAGGCCGGTTCATTTTCCTGGCTTCCGCCAGCGATGCGGATCCAAGCCGCGAGCTGGATGCGGCCCTCACGGCCATGACGCGGATTGGCAGACCACCCGGCGATGAAGTAGTCCCGCTCATCCGAGGGTAGCCGCGATAGGTGCAAGCCCAACAGCCGGTCAAGCACCGGACGATCCGACAGCGCAACACCCCCACGGCACCGCCAGCAGCGGCAAGGGGGATGCACCACGCGCACCCAGAGATCGCCCTCAGCAATCCGATGCCCAACGAGTGACGCCGGCTGCCGCGACAATTCGCCGGCAGCGCGTAGTTCCTCGTCAACCTGCTGTTCCAGCACCTCTAGCCAGTCACCTGCCTGGGACACGGCGATTTCCGTTACTTCCTGCATCTCATACACTCCTTGCCTTGGTTTTGCCGGCCGCCGCGGCCTTGATCGCCTTGTGCTGCTTCAAGATTTCTGCCTCCAGATCCCGCCTGCCCACTTCGCCGCGCTGGCGCTGCACCAGTTCGAGATACGGCTTTCGAGCGCCGAACGGCTGGGCCAGAACCCAACGGGCCTCGCATTCCCGTCTGTGTTCTTCTGTAGATGTGTCAGTTCTATTCACTACTTCCTTACGTTGTCGCATTTGCTGCCGGGTCGGTTCGGCGGGCTCCGGGCAAAGCACCCCCCAGCCCCGCCGAAGCGGGAACCGGTGGATGCTCGTGTTGTCTGCCGAGTTCGGACAGGCTGGGACACGTTGCATTAGCCTCAGACTATTCAGCGGTATCGCTGCCCCGGCGCGCTCTGAGGAACTACCACCCCACGCTTGCCCTGCCGGTCGTTCTTGGCTCTCGGTGCGCTGTCGCTCGGCGGTTGCCCCTCCCTATTCAGCGCCCACGTATCGGCCTACATGACCATCCCCCGTAGAAGGTGGGCCAGTGCCGGCAAGCCGCTCCTCATGTGCATGTCGTTCGCGTCATCGCCGACCGTGGGCGGCATGACCCACGGCAAGCCCGTAGACACGGCGCACTTCCGGCCCGTGTCGCTTTCGTCGTTGTCGGCGACCACATACCTCGGCCCCCGCAGCAGGCCGGCTACATGTGCCAGATTCCCAGCGGAGAAGCACACGCAAACGCGCACGGTTCGATATAGAAGCTTGAGCGCGGCATGCACACTCAAGCCCGTGGCGAAGCCCTCCACGAACCACGTTTCCGATCCTGATCCGATCATGAACGCCGAACCCTTTGTCGTTCCCTTCGGCAAGAACTTCTTCGTCCCGTCAGATGCGATCCATTGCAGACTGGTGATCTGCCGGTAGTCCAGGACGCTGCGCATCGGAATGACTAAACGCCCGTCGTAATCCAGCAGGCGTTCTTCCTGCGGTAACCCCTTGGCAACGAGATAGGGATGTCTGCCGACCTGGCACTTGCTGATGATGTCCTGGGCGGTCCGTGCTGCGGCAGCACGTTGCTCACGATCCCGGCGCGCCTCCTCGATGTCCTCTTGTGTTTTGCGCCGAGGCAATGCAGGGCGCTCGACTATCGTCCTTTGCGACGGCTCCCAGCCATTGCGAATCGCCGCTGCAAACAGCGTTCTTATCGTCGTTCCGCCATACGCTTTGACCGACTTCCATACCGCACGGGCGTCGTTCGCCCGGTAGCTGCGTTCGTCGCGCTGGCTCCAGTCGTTCCAGATGTCAAAGCCGGCTTCACCAAGCTCTGACTTAACCGCCATCGCCATGCGCACCCATTCATCCCGATCTATGGGCGGGATGTAGCTCAGGGCCGATCGAATCTCTTGCGTATCGGTCATGCGGCCCTCTTGGTTTCGCCATGGGCTTTGCGGATGGCGTGATAGGCCGCGCGCTTCCTGATGTGATCCCTTAGCCACTCGCTGGGCGGCTCTGCAATACCTTCCGAGTAAGGGACGCGGGAGAACCTACCGTAAAGATCCATGTGATTTCGCTGCGCAAAGCGCCGGGCTGCATCGTGATCGTCGCCCTTCTTCTCACGGGCCAGGCCGCATAGTTGGCGCCATATCGCGGCGGCATCAGCCAGTTGGGCATCCTTGTCGCTCGACTTGGCGGCCTTCTGCGGCTTGACCGCCTCCAGCACGCCGGGTAGCGCGATGACCGTGTTGTGCTTGACCTGCTCCTTTCCGCAGATGGGACACTGGCTCATGCGCTGCTGAAAGATGTACCCACAAGAGCACGTCCACGCCTTATGCTCGGCTTCGGTCGGCTCTCGACGGACCTGCGAGTCTTTCTTTATGCCGTCGTCCAGCGACGTCAGCCCGCGTTCGAACAAGTCGGTCATGTCCGCCAGAAAGCGAACATAGTTCCCGCTATGGTCAAGCCACAGCGCGTAGTCTTTGCCCGGCGACTTGCGCATCACCCTGCCCAATTGCTGTATGTGCTTGGACAGGCTTTTTCGGTACGGTCGAGCCGATATGCCGCAGCGGATGTCCGGCACGTCAAAGCCTTTCGTAAAGACCTCGCATGCGACCAGACCAACGATGCTGCTGTCCGGCTTGCGGAACTCGGCAATCAGCGCCTCGCGTCGGTCTTCGTCCTTATCCTTTGAGCTTATCTGCTGGAAATTGAAGCCCAAGGCCTGAAACTGCCGGCAAAGCTCCTGGCCGTGTGCAATGGATGCTGCGAAGACCAGCGTTTTGACTGGGCCGCCAAAATGCTGCAACGTCTTATGCCGCCATTCAGACACCACGTCCCCCACGATCTTCAGGGCGCGACCCGCGACAACCTTCTCGTTCCATTCGCCGGTGCCAGCCATCTGATCGGTCATGTCGATCTGCTTGGCGGCGTAGGGAACGATGGGCGCCAACTCTTTCAACTCAAGTAGCTGGTTCGTGGTGCAGACGTTCACCAGGTTGCCATAGATCGCTCCTAGCCCCTTTGCGAAGGGTGTGGCCGTCAGGCCAATGACCTTAACTTTTTCGTTGCTCTTGATGAACTGCGTGATCAAGGCACGCGTATCGTGGCATTCGTCCACGATCAATAGCTTCGTGTCAGGGAAGTAGCCTTGCGCCTCAAGGGTCTGCGCCGAGCAGACTTGAACAAGCTCGTCATTGTTGCGCGGGACGCCGGACCGGATGATCCCGTGACTGATCCCGTAAGAACTCAACGTTTTACTGATCTGGCTCACCAGAGACACGCGGTCGACGATGAATGTACTGGGCGTTCCCTTGGCCGCGGCAAGCTTCAAAAGGCTCGCCGCGAGGACGCTTTTCCCGAACCCTGTGGGCGCCATGAGAAGCTGTTTGCGATGCCCAGACGCAAAGCCTTCCCGCAGTGCATCGACAGAGGGCAATTGGTAGTCTCGGAGAACCAGAGGCTTAACCACGTGCCTTGCCCCCCTTGTTCATCCGCTTGAGCTTGATGTTTTCTTCATTCAGACGGCTATTCGCCTGCATCAAATCGTCGCGGATGACCTCTACGGCGCGCAGCTTCTCTTGCAGGGTACGCAGTTGATCGACCGCGCCGGGATCTACAGCCGCGCGCAGTTCGGCGTTCTCGCGCTCCAGGCGCTCGACCTCGGACCGAAGCGCTTCCAGTTGATCGTCGGCATCATCCTCGACCAAGCTTCTGCATCGATCGGCGATCTGCCGCAGATACGCGTATTCGTCCTCGTCGGGGCCACCCTCGCCTAGGTCTTCAATGGCGGAAAGCAGCGTTCGAGATGCCCAGCAGAAATGGGACTGAGGCAACCCCATGGCCTCTTCCAGATCCTGGCGGCGTGCCTCTTTCACGCCTTTCGGCTTGGCGCGTTTCTGCGCCTTGGCCGCTTTCTTGATCGCGGCCGGACCAGCGGCGGCCAGCGCAACCTGTTTTTCCTTCGACAGGTTAGAGATGGCTTCCGCATCTTTCAGCGAAATCTCGTCTTTCTTCGTGCTGTTCTGGATTTCCGGGATAGCGTCTCGCAAGACCTTCTTCGCTTGCTTAACTGTGCGTGTGCTATAGCCCCCGCCCTGTGCGATCTCGGCTGCTGTTTTCCTCGCCTTCTCGACGCCATCCGATAAATGGGCACCGGGTGCCCTTTTTTCTGTTTCCTCGTCGGCGCCATCCGACAAATCTGCACCGGGTGCGGGATTGTCCGAGGGGTCCGCGAACTGCGGGAACGGCGCAGTAACGATGCCGGCTTTGTTCACGGTAGGCCGCCCGCGCGAGAACCAGTCCCACAGTTCGGCCTCGATCAGCGCCCACGCCCCGACGCTCAGATGCCGACGCTCCTTGTTCTGCGCTTTGACGAAATCGAACGGATCAACATCGGCGGCCAGCTCGACCTCAGGGCACGGCATGCCCAGGTCCTGCGCCGCGCAATACCGGTGCCATCCGTCCAGCACCATCCCCTCGTACAGGGTGATAGCGTTCTGCACGCCGATGTTCTCGATGCTGTCTTTCAGGGACTGGAATTCGTCCGCCCCCATCGGGGGGAACGCGGCAGACAACGGATGTTGCTGGTACGTCATGCGCGGCCCTCCCCCATAGAGGCACGCCGGCGCGCCCGCTTCTTCAGGCCAGCATCAAAGTCCTTGATCCACCACCGGAGCGACCAGCGGCGCCAGGGGAACCAGACGCCCGCCAGCAGCACCGCGGCGAAGGTCAGCAGCCAAGTGATGGCGGCTACCGCCAGGAGGATGGGATAGGAGATGTCAGGCATGATTGCGCCCCGCTGCGGGCGGCCCCATCGTCTGGGACGGCAACATGGAGCCCTCCCACGCTTGATAGACATCCGGCCGATGGGATCGGAAGAATCTCTTCCATCCCTTGGGAATTCCATTGATTCGCCATTGCGAAACGGCCCCCGTCGTCAGTTCGCAGAGTTCAGCGACTTCGACCGTTCCGCCGAGAGCGTCGATAAGTTTGGAATCATGGATTTTTTGACTCATGGCTAAATCTTAGATGACTAAGAGTTAATATGCAAGCCACCTAAGATTATTTTTGTTTAGCATACTAAGATGACCTTCCAGGAAAGAATCCAACTCGCGTTTAGCGAAGAGGCGGCCCGCCGTGCGGCCGCTGGTGAGCCACGCCTTACGAAAACCGAGATTTGGAAGGCTGCAGGCGCATCGTCCGGGGCGGCCACCCACTGGTTTAATGGATCGAATGGAGCCGACCTAGCGACCTGCATGAAGATCGCAGCGAAGCTACGAGTAGATCCATACTGGCTCTACGATGGCTCGGCACCTAAGAAATCACACGGAAGGAAGGACGCGGCCAGTGCGCAGACAACTATGCGGGAGTGGCCTTTTCAGACCATCGCAGAGGATGAAATCCGTGCCCTCCCCCCTGCGCAACTCAACTCGTTGGAGGGCGCCATAGCCCTCGCCATCGCCCAACTGAAGCTCGGCATCAAGGTGGCGCCCTCTTCGGCACCACGGCCCGCGCCTTCCCACGGCGGCCTTGTCGACATCGACGCCATGGACGACCCGTTCCCTATGCGTATCCCAGGTACACCTGCGCCGTGGGATGGTGGCAAGACAACGCTACAGGCAGAGCGCGAGCAGGCTCAGTTCTCCGCTGGCCGGATCTTGGTGAACGTGACGGCGGGCGAGCCGCCGGCGGCCAACGACAAATTCGAGAAGGTGCCGGAGCTGGCCGACGTGCGCCTGGCAGCCGGCCATGGCATCGAGAACGACAACGAGCTGGCGAACGGAATGATCCAGTTCCGCCGGTCGTTCCTGCGCTCGGTCGGCGCAGACGGCGGCCGCGGGCGCGTGGTGTATGCAAAAGGCGACAGTATGGAGCCGGTCATCAAGGACGGCGCCGCGCTGCTCGTCGTGCCCGACGAAGGCCTGACCATGCGCGACCTGGTGGTAGGCGGCATCTATGCGATCAACTACGACGGGAAGATGATCGTGAAGGCGCTGGCTAAGGATCGCTTAACCGGCCACTGGGTGGCGCGGTCGCTCAACTCGGCGAAGTACGCGGACATCCCGCTGGAAGGAGATGTCTCCGTCCGCATCCTAGGCCGTGTGGTGTGGGCGGGGGTGAGGTTGTGAGTTGAGCAGTGGGGTGGGTGCGGGGTTGTTGTGAGGTCGTTCCCCAAGGGCGGCCAAGCAATGTCTTTGTATCAAAGAAAGAATAAATCGTTCTAACCGATTCTAAGAACTTTAGGAGAGCGTGGTGGCGTCTCAGAAATTCAAGCAATTCAAAGTCGATTTCTACGTTGTGACTCTCGACCAAGATCGCACCACGAGTGTGTTGAAAGACATGCTTTCCGCAGCAGATGGGATCACGGATGCTCTGACGCTCAATGCCGGGGAAGATGAGCATTTTCAGATTAGGTCCATCGTGTCGATCAACAAGGGGATGGCATATAAAGCAGTGTTCGGTCGGTGCCGCTTCGGGGAGACCCCAGAACAAGGGGCAGTCGATGGAAGAGAAGCGGACGTTGAGTTGAAGCCGGGACACGGTCTGGTGGAGAAGAACTACTTCTTGTTTTTTCCGGAGACGAATCTCGTCGTGTATCAACGAAACTCGTCCGGCAGTCACTATTCGAAATTTCAGCGATACCTCGGTCGGGCTTCCGGCCACGACGGCGTCACGTTTGAGCCGATCCTGACATCCGACTCTTACGAGCGGCTGCTTACGCCAGGCGTCCAGGCTAAACGTGTAGATATATCGTTCCAGCAGCCGAAAGATCCATCCTTATATCGACAGGCGTGGACAAAAGATGCAATCCGACTAGTGAACTCGGCTGGTGGGGTCACCGCAAGAATAACTATTGGGGTCGGAAGGACCCACGGTAAACTACTTTCTCAGGCCAAAGATGCGGCCGTCATGCTTGCCCGAGCAGGGCTAGCGAAAGTAGCAAGGGTGAAGGTTGAGGAGCAGAACGAGCCTATCGACCTTATCGCAGACCGAGTAGTAGAAACTGCGCAGGCTCTCATTGGCGATAACGGCCGACCAATTCCGGAGATGGTTTATGCAGCTCTTGATCGAGCGAAGACCAAGCGGAAGAAGGATCTCGATACTTTCTTCGGCACGTAAGCCTATGACGATATTTCGGCTCATTGCATTCGTGCTCTCATGTCTGGCGCCGTACGCATTGGCCAAGCTGGGTCCTTCAGCGATCTCCGCTGCAGACCTGCGGTCGAATTTGAGCACCCTTGTGGGAGCCGCATCTGCCCTATTGGGCTTCCTCGTTTCGGCTGGAGCATTGCTCTATGCTGTAGCGAACACCACTCTGGCCAGGAACCTGCAGCGCACGGGTCACTTTCAGGCGCTGCTCTCTGACCTTTATGTCTGCGCTTCCGCATATTTCGTTGCGCTAGGCATCAGCGTCGCCAGCCTTTTTATTCCCACTACTGCAATAGCCTCCACGCGATTCTCTTTATTGGAAGTAGCGGTGGCTGTTGTAGTCTTCAGCAACTCGTTCGCATATCTTCTACTGATCCCTCTTGGGCGCAAGATGTGGCTTTTGCTGTCGAATATCCAGCCAGAAAACCCAGGACGTCTGGAGTAAGTTGGCGCGACTCCTGCCAATACGATCCTTGTCACCATGCCCGCCCCGCGCGGGCTTTTTTGTGGGTGGGGTGAGGTTGGGGAAGCAGCAGATTTACAGAAGGCCAAGGCCCTGCGACGAACTGCTAGGGATTCTTGTCAATCCAGTCATGCTCTCCGCAGACCCGCAAGTACGCCTCGCCATTTTCGATAGTGAAGCTTGCCTTGTACTTATCGTCTGCCGATATATGAAAGGTATAGACTTTAATTTTCTTGTTCGGATCCAGCATCGAAGCTACCGTCTTGCTGCTCAGCGGGTGCAAATGAAGCTTCGCGGGAGCCTCGCTGACCTTCAAGAATAGTAGTTGTCGAATTCGATCTTTGGCCTCGTCAGGGTATTTGCCTTTCAGTTTTTTGAGCCCGCGCCCGAACTGCACACTGATCCTTATGCCTGTGATAACAAGACCGCCGTCACCAGGCTCGGCTCCCGCATTTTCCTCAACCTCTTGAACCTTAGGCTTCATGGGACGAGGCAAGACGCTCCAAGAGATCCGTCAACTCTTTTTCTGAACTCGCGACATCACCGATGAGGCCCAGAAGCGGCGCATCGTGCTCGCCTATCTCCCATTGAAGACGGGTCACCACGTCTCGGCTGTCTAGAGCAATCTGCCGCAACCTTGTCGCAGACTGTCGGACATCAGGAAGCGTTTCTCTCGTAGAAAGATCTATCTTCTCGACGCGATCTGCTGTCGCCGACAGGGAGGCAATCACTGCATCCAACGATTCATCTATTACGCCCCGAGGATCCAGCACCTCGTCTGGCTCGGCTACTCTCACCGCCGACCGAACTCGCTCATAGTCGAGCGCAATCGATGCGATCGATTCCGCCGCCGCATCGAAATTGCGACGCAAGCTCCGCGTAAAGACGAACTTCATCCCACGAAGAACCAGTCGTTCTAGGGGGCTAGGCAAACGCCTTATCGTAGATATACGGTTTACGCGCTTCCCTGCGTCAGCTAGACGGCGAGAAGCTGCATCCAATGCAGTGCTGAGTACGAGAGTCGACATGCTCCACCTCCCTTCTAACTTCGCCTCCCCCGACGGCTATCGCGAAGAGTCACTACCAGATCGCTAGGAAGTTGGTCTCCCTAGGATCCGGCCGAGCGCCGAAACGCCCGAAATATCAAGTGTAGTTTAGCGTTTAGCCGCCCCATAACACAAGCATCGCTTGGGCGCTAGAGGTATTCGCCGCCAGTTATGCCCAGCGCTGGCGCTACACTCCCCCATCCCTACGAGAGAGAAGAAGATGGGGGATAGCCAATGAGGGGGCGCCTGGGAGCATCTCGGCTCCACGTGGGGCTGAGATGCATCCAACCCTGGCCACGATCTATCAAAGCGCCCCCCTCCTGCTGCTGAGCCGCCTCCGGGCGGCTTTTTAACGGGCTAACTGATGCCCCCGAGTTCTGAGATTCGGGCAGTACTGGGCCAAAAAATAATCTTAGTTGAGTAAGATTTCTATTGACCCACAATGCTTAGCCATCTAAGATTTCTCTAACCACGCCTCCATAGCGCTACGCAGTATCTGAAGATGGCGTGAAGCAGCACTCTTTCCCGTACCGCTGAGATGGCAACCCAGATGATTCACCTGTCGGTCATGCGGACAAAGCAAAGCCCCGGTTAGCGGCCGGGGCTTCACAGGGAGAACAGCGGTTAGCGGCCGCTGCCCTCAAATCGGACTATCTAGGAGAGATCATGTCCAATCGAAATATCCACCCGCAAGGCGCGGAGGGGACTTCTCACGCTCGCACTGTAGCAAAGCGTGTCAACACGGTCAAGCAGGGCCCAGTGCCCACGACTGCCAGCATCTCCACAGACGGCTTCGTGGCGGCCGAACAGTGGTATGCCGCCTTTCACGAAAAGGCCGAAGCGAAGCGGGGTTACTACTTTCGCTCCCAACTGCGTGAGGCATTCAACGCGCTACCCCAGGCGCAACGAGGCGATTTCCTCGACGCCATCGGCGCATTGCTCGTTGACTGGCGCGCGGTCGGCGGATGGCCGATTCCCGGCAAGAAAAACCTGCTGGAAAGCATTTCCCTGGGGCTCATGACGCCGGAGGAACAAGATCGCTGGCAATCGAGGGCGTACCCGCAAGAGGAGGATGGCGCCGCGCCGGCCGAGGGCGGCGAAAAGGCGCCCAGCGACGCCGAGCCGACGCAAGTGGCACCCGAGACCGAGCTGGACACACTGGGCGTTGCCATCGCCCGCCTTGATGAGATTACGCACGACCTTGATGGAGGTCACGTCGTCCTTGAAGCCATCAAGCGCTTGAGTAGTGACAAGGTGGTGCAGGATCTCGTCGAGCACGTTCTCGGCATCGTGTCGTACCAATTGTGCAGCATCGACGAATTGGTGACTGACTTGGCGCTCTATCGCCGCGCGGGAGGTGACCATGAATAACGTCACCATACCCCGCCACCCGCTGCTCGTCGCCCTGGAAGATGACGCGATGGTTTGGCTCGACGAGTCCAGCCAGAAGCTCTGCCAGTTGGCTACCCTGTTCGAAACCATCCGTGACTTGAGCCAGTGCACCGATCTGTCCGACACGAAGCGGCGGTGCCGCATCGAGGCCCTGGCAGAGCTGGGCCGGGCAGTGGCGGATGACTTCGCCGAGTTTGCGGGGACCGCGCACGACCGCGTTTCGGCCGTGGTTGCTGGCGTGAAGAAGGGGGATTTGCGATGACCACTCCCCGCAAGCCCTCTACCCCTGTGCTGCCGGACACCGCGGTCGCGGTGGACCGCGCGCTGCTTTCCTATTCGGTCGACTGCGCTTTCGCGCTGCGGGAGCAATTGGAAGTGATGCGAGAAATCATCGGCGTGCAGATTCACATGCCGACGATGACCAGCGATGCCGCGCTCGAACGCGTCAAGCAGATGGCGTTCCTTGCCTCCGTGACGCTGGACGAACTGGTGAACGTGATCGGCGAGCGGATGACCATCGAAGCGGAGGCCGCATAATGAGCCACCTCATTCCGTTCCAATTCGAAGGCCAAGACATCCAGGTCATGACGGACGCGCATGGTGAACCCTGGTTCGTGGCCAAGCAGGTTGCCAGCGTTCTCGGCTATTCCGACGCGGAGGCGATGACTCGCAGGCTGGACGATGACGAGAAGCAAAACCTACAGATCGTCGGTTTTGGACCTCGCGGCGTTACGCTCATTAGCGAGTCCGGCCTGTATGCGGCGATCATCGGCAGCAGTAAGCCCGAAGCGAAGCCGTTCAAGCGTTGGATCACGCACGACGTGTTGCCCAGCATCCGCAAGACCGGAGCGTATTTCTCGCCCTCGATGTCCAGACCGGAGCCGGCGCCGAAGCTGGTCGGCGAGTTGGCCATCATGGAGTGCTTTACCAAACTACTCCGGCCAGCGCCGTCATCTCAAGTCGCCATGCTGCAACACATCGGCAAGCGGCATTCTCTCGACACGTCGTTCCTGCCCGCCTACGTGGGCGACGCCGCGGTGGACGGACCGGCGGGCAGCAGCATGCCCACCGCGTCGCTGACCGCCTTGCTCAAGGAACACGGCATCACGACGAACGTTCCCGCCTATAACGCTCTGCTGCGCGACGCCGGCATGCTGGAAGAACGGACACGCGCGAGCAAGTCCGGTCCTGGCGGGAAGAAACACTTCTGGTCGATCACCGAACAGGGTCTTGCCTATGGCAAGAACATCACCAGCCCCGCTTCGCAGCGCGAGACGCAGCCTCATTGGTACGTCGACCGCTTCGCGGAGCTGCATCGCATCGTCACCGGTCGGCTGATCGGAAAGCGGGGTGAGGAATGAATAAAGCCACCGTCACCATGCTGCCCACCGCCGCCGCCGCGCCGGTCGTGAACCCGCGCACGCCTGGCCGGCGCCCGAAAAGCATAGCGTCGCTGCAGGCTGCTCGTGCCGCGCGCCAGGACCAGGCGCTGCCCGACGAGGTTCGCACCGTCGAGCCGCCGCCCGTCGTGAAGGGAAAGTTCAACTATCCGAAGTCGTTGTTGCGGCAGGCTTATTTCTGCCAAGGCGGGAACGGGACATGGCGCACGCCTGACATGCATCTACGCATGCTCGTGAGCGATAAATTCCTGTCCCCACTTGGCGCGCTACTGGACCAGATGGAGCAGGAAGGCCATAACGTCAGCGGCGCGCGGGCGGAATGGATGGCGTTTCGTGAGCTGGCAAAGGGACTGGAATGCAAGATCGTCGCGCTTGAACAGTTCGTAAGCAACATGCGCTTTGCCGATTCGCCTCTGGTCACTGCCTTCCTGCAGCACGGGAGAGACGGCCTATGAGCAACGCGCCCCGCCCTATCCCGCCGCGCACTTGGCACGCCATGCGCCGCGCGCGCGAAATCGAGCGCCACGATGCGCACTTCGCCGAGCTGACCGAGGTCAAGGCCCAGTTGCACCTGGAGCGCGCCCAGCGTGGCCGGCTCGAAGCCGCGTTGACCGAAGTCATCAAATCCCTGGAAGAAGGCTGGTCGCCCATGTCCGTTGCGCGCGAGGCGCGCATCGCCCTGGGCCTGCCAACTTTGCAGCATACCGAGGAGGCACAGCAGGCCGGCCACGAAACCGCAGGTCAGCCCGAAAAGTGCAGGTCCGACGAAAAAGCGCAGGCAGTGCAGGAGGCTCCGACCGACGAAGAATTGCTCGAAATCGGCAAGCTCATTGAGCAAGACATTGACCCCCGGTATGAGTTCCTGGACCAAGCTCGCGCGCTGATGGCTTTTGCCAGAGATGCGGCTCTCCAAGAAGCCTGCCGGGTCCTGGTCGACATCGACTTGTACCAACGGACTTACTCTTCGGGGTATCCGCGCCACAACCCTCGGGAAAAGCCTGCGGCCGCAGTCGTCGCCGAGGCCGTCGTCGCGATCAATGCCGCCCGGACACAGCGCGCCGGAAGTGGGGCCAGCGATGAATAAACCCATGATCCTGACCGGTGACGAGGCTGTCCCCGCCATGCCGATGACGGACGCCCAGGTCAACCACCTGCGCCGCCTGCTGGCCTGGCTGCGCTGCGAATACACGTTGGACGAAGACATGCAGCGCGGCTTGCTCCAGGGCGTTTCGGAGTCCGTTCGCATGGGCTACACCACGCCGGAACGAGGCTGGCACCTTATCCAAGAGCGCGCGGATTTCATCAACCGATGCCCGGCCTACGTCCGCCAGGCCGTCAAGATGCTGACGAAGGCGCTGCGCGAGCACGACCGCCAGGCCGGTGTCGTCGACGCGGAGGGCAGCCGATGACCACGACGATGCAAATCGAGCAGCGCCGGCGCGCCATGCTGATCCAGGCCCTGGAGGAACGTTGGCCGGGCTGCGGCGCGCACTCGAAGCGCGACCAGCAGACGGCCAAGACGGTCATCGTCATCAGCGACGCGCTCCTTTCCGGGGTTCAACGCCAGATCCATGCCTACATCGACGGTTGGGAAGCCGGAGGTGCTGCGATGCTGGCGTGCCTACAGGCGGCAGCGCCCTTCCCCGACGTCGATACCGCGGCGCTGGCGCGGGGTCAGCGCCAGGGTAGCGTGCCGCGCCGGCCGCGTGCGCGCGGGGCCATCCCGGCGCCGAAGGGCCGACAGCGCCAGGAAAGCCGCGCCGCCGAGGCCCGGGCCAACCTGGAAGCGCTGTTCTCGCCGGACGGAGGTGACCAGGAATGAGCTTGCGCTATGATCTGGCCGTCACCGGACCAACGGTGAACGGGCGTGGAAACCCGAAATTGCAAGGCAACCTGTGGCAGCTCCAGCACTTGGGGCGGTCACCTCGTGCCCATTGTCGTCGCACGTCTATGGTGGCGCCGGGCGGGGCCAGCTTCGGCTGGGCCGGTTGTGCCTTGCATCCGGTTTTCCACCCCCGTTCGTGCGCTGCCGCCCCCACTCGTTCAGCGCATGCCCCCATGGCAAGGGGCGCCCTATGAACCTCAATTTCCGCCCCGTTATCTGGGTGACGTTGGAGAAGGCATCGGAATACACCGGCCGCTCGGTCGATTCGTTTCGCCGCCTTATCCGCGACGGGCGGCTTGTCGAGAACCAGCACTGGAAATGGTCCCCCGACAACCGCCAACACATCAACCTGGAGGGATATGACGAATGGGTAACAAACAGCAATTCAAAGGGGTCTACCCGCGGGAGGCGTCGATCAGGATCGCATTCCAGTGGGATGGGCAGCGATACCGGGAACGTCTGAATCTCGCGCCCACCGTGCCAAACATGCGCGCTGCACAACGCATGCGCGCGGAGATAATCGCTGCGATCGATATCGGGAAATTCACCTGGGAGGATTTCGCACGATATTTTCCCGATTCGTCCAGCGTGCCCAAAGAGGGCGGCACCGTCGCGCTGCCCACGTTCAATGAAGTCGCCAACATATGGGAGAAGCTGACAGCGGCCAACGTCGCCGCGACGACGTTGAAGGAATATCAAAACGCCCTAAATCGGTACTGGCGCCCGATGTTCGGCGAGCGCGCAATCCGCAGCATCGAATACGAGGAGTTCGCGTTGTATGTGGCAAGTTTGCCCGTCAAGAACGCCAAGACCTTCAATAACATCATGGTGCCGGCGCGCGGCGTGTTTGCCTACGCCTTCAAGACCAAGAAAATCCCGCACAACATCACGATCGAGATTGAGAGTCGGAAGGGGCAGCGGCTGCCGCCGGATCCACTGGACCTGGAGGAGGTCGAGTTGGTCCTGGCCCACATTCTGCAAAAGTACGGGCCCCAGTGGCACAACTATTTCGAGGTGGCATTCTTCGCCGGCCCGCGGCCGTCCGAGGAAATCGCCCTGCTCTGGCCGAAAATCGACTTTCGCCGGGAGCAGATGCGGATTGACGCGGCGCGCGTGCGGACGCTGGACAAGGACACGAAAACGCATGTCTCCCGCGACGTCGATCTTCAAACGCGCGCGCTCGACGCGCTCCAGCGCCAGAAGGAGCACACCTTCCTAGCCGGCGGCCATGTATTCCTGAATCCTGAAACGGGTCAGCCGTTTGTCGACACATCAGCGCCCATGGATCTGGTATGGCGCCCGACCCTAAAGGCCCTGGGAATCCGTCACCGCGATGCCCGGCAGACTCGCCACACTTACGCGACACTCTGCCTGGTGGCGCAGATGAACCCGGCCTATGTCTCGCGGCAGATGGGGCACCGCAACGCGAAGATGTTCTTCGAGGTCTACGCCAAGTGGATCGACGGCGCCGCGAACGAGCGGGAGAAGTCGAAAATGGATGCGATGCTGGCTGCGCGGATGCCGGGAACCCAGCGGGTGGCGTAG